TCGCTTTAGTGAATTTCATTTAACCGAAGATGGTAAAACATCATCACCTGGTATATTCATTCGTAATAAACAAAACCCAGAGTTAGATTCTAAAAAGATTGGTGAATTGATTGATGAGGATATTAATAAAGATGGTACATCTATTTACATCACATCTAATAAAATAAAAGTTCCATTTAAAGAAGAAATAAAAAAAGAAAAGAAAGGATTTAAAGATTATCCCAATTCTAAAGATTTAAGTGGAGACCAGTTATTTGTAAATTCAGATAGAATTATATTATCAGCTAAAGCAAAAGAATTTATTATATTTGGTAAAGGTAATACGGGTGTTATTACCGATGGTAATTATTCTATTGATGCTGAAAAAGAAATATACTTTCATAATAAGAAAAATATAACAATTCATTCAGAAGGTTCTAACAATATCTTTTTAAATTCAGATAATGGTAAAATATATTTGGGTAAAGATAAAGGTGAAGGAGCAGCTGGTGCAGCTGTTCAGAAGATGGTTATGGGTGGCGAATTAGTAAAAATAATGGGTGAGTTAATAGATGAAATAACGAAGCAAATATATGCAACACCAGTTGGACCAACAGCAACTGGCCCAGTAAATATAGCAGCATTCAAAGCGATAAAAGGAAAATTAAATACTTTATTATCTGCCAAGAACTTTTTAAGTAAATCATAATGTCTTGGACACTATTTAAAATAAATGTTTTAAAATCTATGGTATCTTTTCAATTCGCAAAAGATACAGATGCATTTGCTGATTTTTATGCTAAAGAATATGACCAATGTATAAAAAGAGGTGGTGATATGTTATATGGTGTTCCTGTTATAAATGGTAACGTTAGCGGAATGGCTGATGTTATTAAAAGAGCATTAAAAAAAGGACAAGATAGTGATGGTGAAAATTTTAATATACTACAAGAAATATACCCATCCGCATTCGATGCATATTGGCAAGGCGCTGAAATGGCACCAATACCAAACCCATTACTAAAGCCTGCCGGATGGCAATCAACTCCACCAGCACCAGGAACAATTATGAATATTGGTCCAAACCCAATAATGTTAGCAGCCTCAGCTGCGCTACATAAAGCTGAAGTAGAAGCTACAAAAGCATTAGAAGATAAATTAAAAGAACAAACTATTAATATACCACCAATTGGTGAAGTAAATGTATATGAAGTAATTCAAAAAATATTAAAAAAAGAACCAGTTGATTCTAAAATATCCAATCATCCTGCGATAAAAGCAGGAAAAAATATAATACAAAAAGCAAAACAGGCTAAAAAGAAAAAACCATCAATAGGTTCTCAATTAAAAAAAGCAATTAAATTTCCATTTCCACCATTACCAAAAAGAAAAGAAATTATAGAAAAAGCTAAGAATAAATTATTAGAAGCTGCAGTTGAACAATTAAAAGCTCAATTAATTATACCAATAGAAGCAACTATATTAGCACCAATAATATCAGCCATACAAACCGCAGTTGAAATATCTAACAATATTCCAAACCCAAAACCAACTCCACAACAAATTAAAAAATTTGTAAAGGATACAATAGATGGTGTAGTTCCCGAAATACAACTGCCGGGCATCAATATACCAAAAGTACCAACAAAGGAAGAGTTAAAGAAAATGGTAGAAGAAAAAATACCAACCAAAGAGGAATTATTGGCAATGGCTTATGATTTGATTAAAGATAAAATACCACAAATTCCTAATATATTTTTTATACCACCAACCATTAAATTTAGTTTTCAAACAAATATAATGATTAACCCATTTGTTAATGTGGCTAAAACCCATTTAATGGGAGTTAGTGGAATTATGTCCGTTATGGCACAATATCCACCACCCGCTCCACCCGCTCCGGCAATACTCAATTGGAGTGGTTATAAAATCATAGGTTAATACAATCGTATTAAATTTATTCTTTCAATATTTATTATTAAACATATACAAATTATTATGGATTCAAAATTATTAGTCGGATTAATTAAGGAGGTTGTTAAGAGTGAAGTTAAACAACAAGTTAAAGAAGAATTAGCAAAGCTAATCAAATCCGGTGCAGTTACATTAAATTCACAAAAGAAAACATCTACTCCAACATTGAGAGAGATGACAGAAGTTGCTCCTAAAAATATTAAAAAACAGCAACCAATTGTACAACAAAAACCTCAACAAGTAAAAGAATTTACAAAAAACCCAATACTAAATGAGGTATTGAGTCAAACAACACCATTCACTGCCGCACAAAGAGCAGAAAGTGGTGTGCCTGGAGCAGGTGGTAGTGTGTTAGATATGCTACAACCACAACAAAGTATGGAAGATGAGTGGGAAACTATGGATTACAGAATGATACATGATATTCCACAAAACACACCAAACTTTGAATCAACAGGAGATGCATTGCAAGATGCAACTGTTAAAGCATTGACAAGAGATTATTCAGAATTAGTAAAGAGATTTAAATAATGGCAATAGAGCTTGGTAAAGTAAAAGTAGATGATTTAGTTGAAAATGACTATAAAGTTTTAGGTATTGGTATAAACCAATCATCTAATTCTAATGGGGTTTTTTCAACTAATTTCACAACATTACAACAAGCTAAAAATAATTTAAAAAGTCTGATTCTTACAAAAAAAGGAGAAAGATTAATGCAACCTGATTTTGGTTGTGATGTTTGGAAAGTATTATTTGAACCAATTGATAATATAGAAGTATCAATAGAAAATTCTATAATAAATGCGGTTTCAATATAGTTGCCTTATTTAAATATAAACGAAATAATATTCGATTATGATGAAAATGATATAGATACAAACAAAGTATCTTTGGATATAAAGTTTTCATTACAATCAAACCCATCACTATCAGACTCAGTACAAATAAATGTAGAAAAGTAAAATGGCAATAAATCCTATTAAAAAAACCTTTGGAGAAAAAAAGACTTTGAATTATTTAGGAAAGGATTTCGATTCTTTCAAGCAGAATCTTATTGATTATACAAAAACATATTTTCCAAATTCATATTCAGATTTTAATGAGGCATCTCCAGGTATGGTATTTATCGAACAAGCCGCAGCAATTGGAGATATACTATCCTTTTATCAGGACACTCAATTAAAAGAATCTATGTTAGCACATGCTACAGAACGTAAGAACGTTTTAGCATTAGCACAATCTATGGGGTATAAACCAAAAGTTACATCACCGGCAATCACTACAATAACTGTATATCAATTAGTTCCATCTAAAGGAGCACCTAATTATGAACCAAATGAAGCATACTATTTAAAGATAAAAGATGGTATGGAAATAGAATCGGCTACAAATAATTCGGTTGTATTTAGAACGGTAGATACGGTAGATTTTTCAAATTCAACTGATAGAGAAATTGATGTTTATGAAAGAGATGGTAATGGTGTACCACTACAATACTTAATTACAAAAAAAGTAAAAGCAATTTCTGCTAGAGAAGTATCGACTACAATTAGTTTTGGCTCATATGAAGAATATCCAAATGCCGTATTAACCGATACGGATATCATTTCAATAACAAATGTTACCGATGGTTCTGGAACAAAATACTATGAAGTTCCTTATTTAGCACAAGAAAGTATATTTGTAGAGCAACCAAATACTGAAGCTAATGGTGGAACTCTAAGTGAATCATCATCGATTGTACCATACATTTTAGAAGTACAAAAAGTTCCACATAGATTTTCTGCAAAAGTTAATTCTGATAATACAATAACTTTACAATTTGGTAGTGGAAATAATTCAGCCGGATACGAAGATGAAAAATTATTACCAAATACAAAAAATGTGGGATTAGGATTAGCTAATTCAGTTCAAAGATTGAATCAAGGAATAGACCCATCTAATTTTTTAAAAACAAATACATTTGGAGTAGTGCCTGTAAATACCACTCTAACTGTTAAGTATTTAGTTGGTGGTGGTATAGCATCAAATATAAACCAAGGTGATTTAACATCTATCCGTAGAATTGAATTTGAAGAAGATTTATTATCTTTTAATACAAATGATGAATTAAATTCATATAATGCCGCAAAAGGAACTGTTGCTGTTGAAAATTTAGAAGCAGCAGTCGGTGGTAGAGGGGCTGAATCAATAGAAGAAATCAGACAAAACGCATTAGCAATGTTTGGTTCTCAAAATAGAGCAGTAACTAGACAAGATTATGTAGTTAGAGCATTATCAATGCCGGAAAGATATGGTAGTGTTGCAAAAGTTTATGTAAGTCCAGATGGAGAAGTTGATAATAACTCACCGGCATCAATACTTGCAAACCCACAAAATATAGCAGAGTTTGTTGGTTTAGTTGAGGGGTTAAAAGATAAATCAAAGCAAGACATACAAAAAGAATTAGTTAAATATCTTACACAAAAGAAAACAAATATAGCAGAAGTAAATAATCCATTTGCTATAAATATGTACGTTTTAGGATACGATGTTAATAAGAAACTAACTCAAATAAACCAAGCCGTTAAGCAAAACCTAAAAACATACATAGGAGAATATAGAATGATTACCGATGCGGTAAACATTATAGATGGATTCATTGTAAACATAGGAGTTGATTTTGAAGTTGTAGTATATTCAAATTATAACAAAAGAGAGGTTGTAGCAAATTGTTTAACAGAAATTCAAAATTATTTTAACATAGATAATTGGACATTTAACAAACCAATAAACATTTCAGAAATAGAATTGATACTCGCAAATGTTGAAGGTGTAATGAGTGTACCATCTGTTAAGATATATAACTTATGTGGAGGAGATGGAAACTATTCTCCAAATAAATACAATATAGATGAAGCAACTAAAGGTAAGATAATTTATCCATCTTTAGACCCTTGCATCTTCGAAGTAAAATACCCTAACAAAGATATAAAAGGAAGAGCTTTATAATATGCATAAATTTTTCACATCATCATACGATGCCAGTATCTACCTACAACAACCTGAACAAAACGCAGGTAGAGATGAGATATTAGAGGTTGGTAAACTATATTATGGTTCTATAAAAGATATTGCAAGAACCTTAATAAAATTTGATGTTTCCAATATGGGAATACCAAGC